GCAGATCGTTCTTCTGCGGTTTCTTGATCTGCCAGACGTCGCCCTGGTCGCGATCACCACACCAGTGACGCTCGGCCCCCTCGGGCCAGCCATAGAGAATCGGCTCGTACTGGCGCTGGTAGTCGGCCCGCCCCAGGGTGAAGGTGTTCTTGGCCCAGATGACGAAGGTCGACCAGTGACCGCCCGCCGCGCGGAACGCTGCCTGCAAGCGATCGAGTTCACTCGACGACATGGCCACGTAGATGCCGCCCTGGCAATGCGCCACGGTGGGCGTCAGTGCTGCCAGCAGGAAGTCATAGAAGCCATCGCCCAGGTTGTCGTTGAGGATCGCGCGATCCTTGCCGCGCATCTTGTCCTTGGCCGAGTTGGCGTAATTGACGTTGTACGGTGGATCCGTGAACACCATGTCGGCGATCTCATCGCCGAGCACGCTGGCGTAGGCATCGGCATCGGTAGCGTCACCACAGATCACCCGGTGCTCGCCGCAAATCCACACATCCCCCGGCCGTGAAACGACGGTGCCGGCTTCATCCGGGACGGCATCCTCGTCGGTGTCGCCCTCGGTGGTCGTTTCCTCGCCAGCCAGCAGATCAGCCAGCGCATCGACATCGAAGCCGGTCAGCGCCAGATCAAATTGATCGTCCTGTAACGCGGCCAATTCCACCTGCAGCATCGCGTCGTCCCAGCCGGCGTTCTCGGCGATGCGGTTGTCCGCGATCACCAGGGCCCGGCGTTGGGTGGGAGTCAGATGGTCGAGCACCACGACCGGCACCATCGCCAGGCCGAGTTTCTGCGCCGCCGCCAAGCGGCCGTGTCCGGCGACAATGACGCCATCGCCACCAGCCAGGATCGGATTGGTGAAACCGAACTCGGCGATCGACGCCGCGATCTGGGCGACCTGGCCATCGGAGTGGGTGCGCGAGTTGCGGGCATACGGTACCAGCTTGGCCGTGGGCCATTGCTCGATCTTGTCGGCGAGCCAGGAGATCGTCATGCCGAGGCTCCCAGACGTTCCGCCGCAACCGCTTCGAAGGTCTGTCCCGTCGATGCCAAGGTCGCCGGCACCTCGGGGAAGTTCTGCTGGAAGCGTTTCACGGTCACGTCGACGTACTCGGGGGCAATCTCGGTGGCGCGAACCTGTCTGCCGATGCGCTCGGCGGCCAGCAGGGTCGTGCCCGAGCCACAGAATGGTTCGAAAACGATTTCGCCGGCATCGGTGTAGGACTCCAGAACGAACTGAGGCAGCGCCACCGGGAACACAGCCGGGTGGTCGATGTCCTGGCCGATCTTGCCCTTGTGCCGCATGATGCGAATGACGGAATCCGGGATCTTGGTCTCCTGTGTCACCTGGCCGACATGGTTCCAGGCGGTTTTGCTGCCATCTTTATTGCGCATGCCACCGGCACTGGTGCCGTCGCCGCGCAGATGGGTGTCCCGCCCGGCGTAGATGCAGGGCACGAACTTGTTCGGGCGGCGGGCCTCAGAGTCCTTCCGGTTGAAGTGAAAGACGAATTCGAAGGAAGGGGCCAGCCGACCATTCCAGTCGCCGGGCAATCCCGGTCCCTGGTCCCAGACATACCAGGCAAAGCGCCGCCAACCCTGGGTGCGCATCCAGTCGAGCCAGCCGTCCCAGTAGGGAATGACTTCCTGCTCGCGGTGGATCAATCCGAGATTGACCAGAACCTGGCCGTTCGCGGCCATGGGCAGGTTGGCGAAGACACCCCGCATCAGGGCGTCCCAATCAATGATGGTGTTCGTGTAGTCCCGCTGGTTGCCGTAGGGCGGTGACGTGAAGCACAGTGCGGCCTGCTCGCCGGCCATCAGCGTGGCGATCACGCTGGCGTCGGCAGCGTCGCCGCAGATGACGCGATGCGTGCCGATCTGCCAGACATCACCGGGACGCGAGACCGGGTTCGACGGCGCATCGGGCACATCTTCAGCGGCATCGTCCTCGGGCTCATCAGATGTCTCGTCCTGCAATGCCCGCTCGGCGCCGACCAGTAGCTCCTCGATCTCCTCGTTGGAGAAGCCGGTCATGGTCAGGTCGTAACCCGCCTCCGACAACTCGGCCAGTTCCAGCGAGAGCAGTTCCTCGTCCCACCCGGCGTCCAGTGCCAAGCGGTTGTCAGCGATCACGTAGGCCCGTTTCTGTGCGGGTGAGAGGTGGCCGAGTTCAATCACCGGCACTTCGAGCAGATCCAGCTTGCGCGCTGCTGCCAGACGCCCGTGGCCAGCAATAATGCCGTTGCTGCCATCGACGAGGATGGGCTGTGTCCAGCCGAACTCGACGATGCTGGAGGCCAGCTTGGCAATCTGCGCCTCGGAATGCGTGCGCGGATTGCGGGCGAAAGGGATCAGCGTCTCGATCTTGCGATACTCGACGCGCAGGTGTTCGGTCATTGGAATGCAAAAACCCGCCACGAAGGGCGGGTCATCAAAGGGTGGTAACTCGGTTCAGGTGGTAACCGGGGTGGTAACTGGTAACCCTGGTAACCTCGTTTCGGGATCGGACGCTAGCGAAATGCCGCGCTGTCGCCCCCCGCATGGGATTTTGGACAGGAAGGACCCGTCGAATTTTCTGACCGGAAGCGATGTAGGCGTCATACCCACACCGCTCGCCAGATCATAGCTGCCATCCTATCAAAATCCGGTCTTTGTGTTGCATGCCAGTTTCATCCAAGAATGCCCGGAAGCCTTAAACCAAGGACATTCACGGCATGTATTGCTCTACTTGCCTCACCAGTTTGGAAGAGTGACCGGCGGCTGCAGTCTGGCGACCGTCCAGATGATCGGCCACGATCTGCAATGCCTTCTGCCACCGCCGCCAGGCAGTTGTGCGGTCGCGCCCGATGCGGCGGCAGATGAACTTCCACTCGTAGTGCTTTGCGCGCATCCACACCAGATGCCGCTGCTCCACCTCCAGCCACTGCATCCAGCGCATCGTCTCCAGCATCCGTTCGATGGCCTCGGGGGTTGGGGGAAGCGGCCGGTATTCGTAGTCCTTGTCGTCGAAGCCTTCCCACCCATCACGCACGAAGGCTGGCCACACGTTGAAGTAGCCTTGCACCCTGACCCGTGGCAGTCGCCGTCCCGTCTCGGCCGCCTCGGCAAACCGGGCCGCCACGTCGTCCATCGTCCACTCAGCCATGGTGCTTCCCTCCATACAGGCGTTCTCCAAGGCGTCGCACGAACTCGCGCTCGACGAAATCCAACCGCTTGTCCTCTTCGGACACCACGAGGATGTGCTGGTCGCGCCAACCCTGGCGTTTGATGCTCTCCGGATCCTCTCGGGAAGAGCTGCGATCGAGCGGGCAGCGGTAGTGCTGTGCCGGAATCTTCATCTCACACCTCCTGTGTCTCGATGGCCCAGTGCAGCAGCGCCAGGGCATCGGCTTCGTTGTCATCGGCAGGCTGGTGGCCACGAGACCGGATGGATGCCACCATCTCGTCCTTGCTCGCGTTGCCCTTGCCGGTCGCGTGTTTCTTGATCGTGCCGACTGGCACACCCTGGTACGGGATCTGGTGGTGCTCGCACCACGCCGTGAGCGTGGCCAGGAACCCGCCGTAGGCGTGGGCCGCATCGGTGGAGACGTGGCGTCGCACTTCCTCGAAATGCAGGCAGTCGATGCCGTCGCAGGATTGCTTGATCTCCGTGAGCCAGCGCTTGAAGCGCAGGAAGCGCATGCCGCCCCCTTCAAAACGTTGTGGGCGGAAGCTCTCGGAGCCGCTCGTGATATGGCCGTCGTTGCCGCGCAGCGCCCAGCCGGTAGTGGTGCCCAGATCGAGGGCGAGGATGGTCGTGGTCATGGTGTCAGTCCTTGTTTGGGAGCAGGTCTGACGCTTCCGACGGATCATGTCGTAACTCCCCGTGACGCGCGCACGCGCACGCGTATAGAGAGTTACGATGTAGAGCGTCGGAAGCGTCAGGCCGGTGTGTCGTCATGGGGTTCAGTTGTCGGCATAAGGGGTGTAGGCCGGCTTGGGCGGATCCTTGAGACCCACGCCCCGGAAGCCGCGCACACCCACACTGTTGCGCCACTTCTCCAGCCCGCGCGTGATCAAGAGATCGGAGAAGCGCCGCTGCGAGCCGACAAACTCACCGGCACTGTCGGCCCACTGCTTCCAGTCGTTGAAAAGTTCGGCGGTCAGCGACTTGGCGTTGGCTTCGCGCACGCAGCGCTCGTCGAGCCAGCGACCCAGCGCGTCCTCGGCTTCGAAATACTCCTCGGTGGCTTCCACCACACGCCGGGGCGGATCGAGTCGTCCGTGGCGCTGCCAGTCGAGACACCCTTGAACCGCCCATGCCAGGATGCCGTCACGCTCGGCCAGCAATTTCTGCTGCAGATGCTTGTCGCGGCGCTCGGGCGGCACGGTGATCGTGAAGGGAATCAGGTGCAGTCGCCGCTTCATCGCTTCGTCGATGTTGCGGATCGCCGGCTTGTGGTTGCCTGCGACGAACAACTTGAACTGTGGGAAGAACTCGAAGAAGTCCTGCCGCATGAAGCGCGCGGAGATCTTGTCGCCGCCAGTGAGGTTCTTGAGCTTCGATTCCGCCCAACGACGTCCCTGCTCGGTTTCGATGGCCGCGACGAAGCGCGCTCCGCGCAGCCCGGCCATGTCGGTCGGGTGCCGGTCGGTGCGCGTTTCCATGAATGTGTCCATGGGCGCGTTGGTCGCGTAGTCGCCGAGGATGGTGGCCAAGGTATTCACGAACACCGACTTGCCGTTTGCGCCGGTCCCGTACAGGAAGAACAGTGCGTGCTCCTGCGTCGAGCCGGTCAGTGCGTAGCCCATCATGCGTTGCAGGTAGGCTTGCAACTCCACATCACCACCCGTGACCTCATCGAGGAACCGTCGCCAGGTCGGGCAGTCGCCTCCCGGTGTGGCCGTGGTGATCTTGGTCATCCGGTCGGCACGGTCATGCGGGCGCTGGCGGCCGGTCTTCAGGTCGACCACGCCGCCCGGGGTGTTGAGCAGCCAAGGGTCGGCATCCCACTCCTCTGTGGTGGCCGCATGCCTGCGATCCGCCCTGGCCAGCCGTTCCACACCGCCGACCGTACTCGAACTGGCGAGCTTGGCCGCCACCTTGGGATTCTCGGCGCGCACAGCGGCGTGCCGGCAAACGCTGCGGATCAGATCGGTAGCAGCGAGGGTGTCCTCGGTGCGCCATCGATTGCCATCCCACACCAGCCAGCGCCCCCAGCCTGCAACGTAGCGCCAGTCGCGGTGATAGCGCCGGGTAAAGGCCAGCGCCAGCGCATCCTCGGTGCCCCACACCGACTCGTCGCTACTGACGACCGGCTCAGCCTCATCGGCCACGTCGTGCATCTGGAGACGCGGGCCGTGGGCGAGGAAGGCGGCAACATCGAAGCCCTCGGCAATGGCGTCGGCGGCATCCCAGCCGTCCGCCGCCTCCTCGGGCGGGTACAGGATGAAGCACGACTTCGCACCCGCCGACAGGATGGCTTGTGCCGCCTGTGTCGCGTACTCCCAGCCCGGCTTGTCACGGTCGGGCCAGATCAGCACGGATTTACCTGCCAGCGGCGACCAGTCGGTCTTCTCCACCGGAGCATTCGCGCCGTGCATCGCCGTGGTCGCCACGATGCCGACATCGATCAAGGCCTGCGCACACTTCTCGCCCTCGACCAGCACTACTTGGGCAGCATCCTTCATCCCCGGCTGGTTGTAGAGTGGGCGCGGATCGGGCGGAGCCATCTTGCGACGCTTGGCGTCCCACGGCCGGAACTGCTTCTTTTGTCCGGGCGGGTCGTAGCGGTAGACCACCGCGATCAGGTGCCCACTGGCGTCCAGGTAGTCCCACTTGGCCGTGGCCGGGCCCAGATCATCAACCGGGGCTTCCTTCTTGGCTTTGCGTGCCGGTGCTGCCCTGGCCCGTCCAAGCAAGTCGGTGGATTGCTCCAGCACCCGATGGAAGTCGGCGTGGACATCGATGCCGAAATGCCCACCAATCAGCGTGAAGATGTCGCCGCCGTCACCGGTAGCGCGATCCGTCCATAGCCCCGCCTTCTCGCCATCGAGTACCACCTCGAGACTGTCGCCCGGGCTACCCAGTGCGTCGCCGATGAGGAATTTGCCATTGCGCTTTTTCCCGGCAGGGAACATCGCGGCCAGCACCGAATCCAGCCGGGCAATCAAATCGGCCCGGATGGATTCACGCTCCACCTCGCGATCGCCGGACTCCACAATGGAAGTGTCGTTGAAGTCGATCATGGCGCCTCCACGACAATATCCATCAGTGCTGTCTGGCGTGCGGGCGCACGCAACTTGCGCAGTGCCTTGGCCTCGATTTGCCGGATACGCTCGCGGCTGCACCCCTTGGCCTTCGCCATTTCTTCGAGGTTCATCGGCTCGCCATCGATGCCATGGCGCAACCGCATTACCTCGGCCTCACGTGGCGTGAGCGTATCGAGCAGGGTATCGACCGCTTGGGCTGCCTGTTTTTTCTCCAGCAGACTGAGCGGGTCGGCGCAGTCCAAAGGACTGGCGAGCAACTCGTGAACACTCGCCGCAGAAAGCTCGATTTCGGCAGCGTTCGTCAGCAACGGGTAGCGCTGATCCTCTGACCACAACTCGTCTGGCAGACGGTTGAGGAATACGCAGAGCATCTCTGCACAGGGCCTGAGATCACCGATCTCGTCAAACGGTGTGCGCTTGAGGTTAAGGTAGGGCAAGAGGTGGCCCGTGTAACTGATGCCAACCTCGCGCGCAAAAATCAGGCCGGGCTGGTGGCCTGCCTTCTCAATGGCGCGCAACAGGCGAGCGTTTCTGACCTTGATCTGAACGCGGTAGTCAGTCATCGCCGCCCTCCGTACCGAGCTTGCCGGCTTGGCATATCCTTCCGTTCTGTCGATACCAGACCTCCAGTTCCGATAGTCGGAAGCGAACCATGCGCGACAACAGGTAGTGAGGGATGCGCTTTGCGGCACGCATCTGCGGATCGGCGAACCAGTAGTAGGGCAACCGGAGTGCGAAGCTGGCCTGTCGGGCATCGATCATCGATTCGTCTTCAGCCAGCGCTTCTTGAGATTGGGTGTGGTTGTTCATGTGTTGCTCCAGCAGCGGTCTTGCCATGCGCACATCCGGCATTCGAAGTGGGTCGAGTCATGGACGGCGCGCGGCAGGAGTTCTCCCGCCTCGGTCGCCGTGATGACCTTCACCGCCCGATCCGACATGCGCTGTGCCAAAGCCGCATCAAAGGGCACGAGCTCGGTGTAGATCTCCATCGTGTCGGCATTGAGGGCCGTGAAGATCGCCGGGTGCTCGGTGAGTTCGAGATAGGCTTGGTAGATCGCCACTTGCGCGGCATAGACGGGCTTGGCGACGGCCAGGCCGCTTTTCTCCAGTTCGCGCCAGGACTTGCTGCCCAAACATTTACATTCCCATAGCGCGGGAAAGGCGAAGCCTTCTGGGCCACCGACGATGACGCCGTCGATATGGCCCTGCAGGCGGCCCTCGGCCACGGAGAAGCTGAACTGCTCGCCATCGGCCTTTCGGGTGCGCAGGTCAAATCCTGCATCCCGCAGCCACGCGACCATGCAGTCCTCCATGACGTGGCCGCGCTCGAAGATGCGCAGCATCCGTCCGGGGACGTCGCGCCCATGGTCAACTGGCGCCTTGGCGTACTCGAACTGCAGCGCGCGCTCGCAGGCCACCCCGAGTCGCGAGGCCCCGAGGTACTGGCGCTCAGACTGGCGGACACGCGCCTGCTGCAGGCCGGCATCGACCAGGGCGATGATCTGCCCGGAGACGCTCGAAGAGGAGTTGAAGTCCATCATAGCTTCCCTCCCTTCGGCTCTTCCCACGGCAGGTCATCCTTCAAGTCGGCGAACGGATCACGAACAACCTCGGCCACCGGCACGCCGCGCAGCGGCGGCGTGCTTGCCCGTTCGTGATGCTCGGTCAGCGCCTCGGTGTAGCGCGTGACGATGGCGTCGATCACCGTCATCGCCTCTGCTTCCGAATACGCCCCGAGCGGTTTGTCGAAGCCGATGCGCTCGGCCGCCGCGCCGAAGGCCTGCAGGCAATCGCGCATCGCCGCGATTTCGATATCGCTCGCATCAACCATGTGCGCCTCCCCGCGCTCCTCGGCCGCCAGTCGCCGACCGTAGAGCGTGTGGAAGATGTCCTGGCAGCGACGGCTGCAGAACACCCAGTCGAGGGGATAGCGCCGAGGGTCGGCGATCTTGAAGCGGCCGTCGGAATGGCCGAACCCTCGCGCCTGCCGTTTGCATACCCAGCATTTGCCGCTCATGCATGGCAGCCTCCCGGCTGCGCGCCCTGCCGGGCACGGACGGCGTGCTCGGTACAGCAGGCGTCGAGCTCCACATAGTTGTTGCGAATGGCGGTCGTCCCGATGCGCACACCCCTCGGATGGCGGCAGCGGGCGATGCGCAGCCAGCCGATGTCGCTGGCGCTCGACCGGTCGAGATGGCGGCAATTGCCGCAGCGTTTTCCTGTCATGACCAGCCTCCTCACTGCGCCCAGGCGGGCTTGCCGGGAACGGGCGGACGCTGCGTGGTCGCCTGTTGAGGTACCGCCGTCGCGGGTGCTCCGGAATTGCCGCCGCCGGCCGGCGCCTTCGTGGCTGTGCCCATCAGAGCCGCGTAGTCCTTGTGGTCGGGCTCGACGACGAGCTTCACCACGTTGCGGTCCTCGCCCTTGACATCCTTCTCGACGTCGACGCGGGCCAGGAACTCGATGCCATCCAGTTCGTGGAAGCCCTGGATGCGGCGAGCGGACGCAGCCTGGGGGGAGTTGTCCTGGGGATGGACGTTGCGAGCCGAATTGAGGATGCCCCGGATCATGCTGCGCCCCATCTGGCCCCAGGTCGGCCCCTTCCGGGACTGCAGGCCGATGTTCGACCACATCTTGCGTTTGGCGAACGGCCCATCCAGCACGACGAACTCGCAGGCGAGGTAGACGCTGCCGGTATCGAAGCTCTCGGTGGCGTAGCCCCCGGTCCAGCCCTGCGCCGGATCGTCATGGCCGCCCGGCTTGATGGTCATGCGCACCTTGACGGTGGTGCCCTTCGGGATGAGATCGAAGCCCTGCTGTTGTTCGGCGTCGTTGAAATCGGTCCAGGTGTTCATTACGTGTCCTTTCAGTGATGGATGGCGGCGTTGTCGCCAGCGCATTTGCGGATGAGCTTCAAAAGGTTCGGCTCCTCGACGAGGTCGAGTCGGCCGGAGCGGTCTTTGGCGGGATAGCCCCAGGGATTGAGCGTCTGGCAGACGAAGGCGCGGTAAAGCTCTCCCTCGTCGGTCTTGAGTTCGGCCAGCGTCACGACTTCATCGACGATGCCGGGCAGTTCCAACG